TGCGGGCTTGTCGGCTTGAGACCTTGCGCCCTTCACGAACCGTTCAGAGTTGTCCGCGTTGAGCTTGTCGGCTTGTGCGCTTGAACGCTTGCGAGCTTGTCTTAACTTTTTGTAGTAACTTGGATGTTTGATTTCCATTGCTTCTCCTTGCTTGTGAGCTTGGGCCTTCCAGCTTGTGCTCTCCATTGTACCGGATAACCGTTCTCCACGCACCACTCATTGTGGATCGCTTCGATCTGGTTGTTATTCTCGATTGTCTTTTGTGTTTTAATGCTTGCCATATTCTACGTTAGGTATATCACGGTTCCAACAGGCCCTGCAACTTCCGCAACTGTTGCCCTGGTCTGGAGCTGGGCAGGTTCTAGAACCTTGGACGTGACTTGTTCTGTTGCTTCCTTTATTTTTTACAGTCGACGTCCACGGCCAGAAAGTAACCGGTCCTTGATCAACCATGTGTGATGACATCCTGATGGTTAAATTGTCTGGAACTTCTTCAGGCGTAATTAGTTTTAAGAATTGCGCCTCCCTAGTTGGTAACCAGTGTTTAGTTTTTGGTGTTCGTTTACATACTTCAAAGATCTTAAGCAGGTGATCCTCGGACTGTATATCTCCGGCGTCATGCCATCTAAAATATTTTTGGCGTTTAATTTGTGCAACCATTGCGTCGACCCATTGCGGATCACTAATTGCTTTTAATCTAACATATTGCGCAGCCTTTATGGCTGGGTATCTTGTATAGTTACCCTTCATGGCATAGCAGCCAGCGCAAACGCTGCCTGCAACCTTCGCAAGCTTCGCTCCGGTTTTGCATTCCCAGGCTGGAAGGCTATAAGATAGGCCCGGCATTTTTGAAGTTCTTGTCATCGATCCGGTAATCTGTTTTGCTTCTTTTATTTTCATATTTTCCTTTCTGTTAATATCCCATACCCTGAAGCTTGAGAATTGTCAAGCTTGAGGGCTTGGGCGCTTGCGCATTAGAATCATTCTAAAGTGCTTGTTGCTTCAGTTCTTTAGCCAACGCCATGACGCGTTGTAACAGGATTACTGTATCGCCTTTGGCCAAGTACGCTGAAGCCCAGCGGCAATTGTTTACCGGTCGACCAGGGCTTAAGAGTAATTAACTCTGTACTTGACCCCAGGTCCATCCATGTACGAGTTTCGCCTCTCGCAGGTTTGCAGGATAGACCAGGGCTCAAGTTTGGCCAAGCCTATTTCTAGTTAAAGACTTAGACTCAATGGAAGTATAACTTCACTTGTCGTTCTACACTTGACCCCAGATCACATGTCGGCCAGAGTCGTACGGGAATCTGGCTTTCCCCTGCATAAGCAGATAAAGGACATATGATCAGGGCTCAAGGGGTCAGTTATTATCAAGGCTCATGACCCAGGAGCCATAAAATAATATATAATCCCATTGACAAACTTTGTCAAGTAGTTTATAAAATAAAAAACAGAAAGGAAAATATATGCCAAAGACAATGACAAAATATCAACTAGACCACTTCAAAGATAAGGTGCGAAGAAATTTCAATCCTTTAATTGAAGAACAAGAACTGTTGGTCAAACAATATAGAGCCGACGCAACTGAACAAATAGTAGGAAGGTTAGCTAAAAAAATGGGTGCTGATAAAATCTTAAATGAATTTAAGAAGGCCGAAGCCCAACTTGAAGCGGTTCGCGATAAAGCAAGAACTTTCTTCAAGAAGAAGGCAAATCAAGATCAAGAGAAGAAAAGTAATTATAACTCTTATCGTTTTGAAAAAGATGAGAAGTTATCTCTTGAGGATTGTGAGGATCAATTAAAAGATTGGGCTCGTGATCTTGTTGATCGTGAAATAAGAAAAAGACCTGAAGGCCAGAAACTAAAACTACTTGAGGACTTAAAACAAAAAGCGATTGATACAGTTATGGAAAGCGGAACGCCTGAAGAACTTATCACGGCTCTTGATCATACTACCAAAAAGATTGGGATAGCTTGGATTACTGACACTTCAAATATAAAACCGCAACAGTTAAGATAAGACTTGACAATGTATGGGATATGTTATAATATCCCATACATAACAGAAAGGAAAATATGCAAAACAAAATAGAACAATCAATAATTAAGAGCATGGATATGCACTTAACAACTTCAGACAACTTAATGAAGTTAGGCAAGATTGTAGAAACAAACACAGACAATCTAAATTTGTTGGCTACAAGATTACTGAAACTAGAGCAAAGAATTAAGGAGTTGGAAGATGGACAGAAATAAATTAATGGCACAAACAGACTTTGTTGTATCGTGGCACGCGAAGAAATATAACAAAGTTATATTTAGAGTTGGTAACTTGAGCAAAGAGGGTTGCAGAACGTGGGAAAGTAATGGCAAAAGGTATATGTGTTTTTGGGACACAGTATTACAAAGATATACAACGTGCATTGATCCAATGATAACTTATAAAAGAAAGGTAAACTAATGAAAATAAAACCATTAGAAAGAAAGAACGGAAAATTGACAACAACAGGTAACATGTTATTTACTTTTGATGTTATTCAAGAAGCCTGTATCAAGTTAGGTTTTGACAATGAAAAAATGTTTGATGAACTTACTGGATTTCCAGGCGGTAAAGATAAATGTGTGGGAGTTTTAGAAAATGATTGAACTAACATTAATTATATTGGGGTGCTTATTTATGGGCGTCCTAATTCTTAAAGAAGAAATAAAGGAACGTAGGGAAAGGAAACGACAAGAGCGGTTAGATAAAATAGACTTGACAAGATATAACAAATAACATATTATCCCAGTTATAACAGAAAGGAAAATATGACAACTAAAACAGAAAAAAGAAACGTAAAAGTGACGAACCCTTACTCCGGTCAATCGGAGATGTTAACTCAAAGTGAGGCTATACATTACTTCATGATTAAGAAGTTTGAGGAACTGGAACAATATGAATTAATGCAAGAGGGATTGGATAGGTTTAGCCGTATGAATCCCAAAGCATACATGACGCTTTTGGACTAACATATTTTCCCAGGTAGTCAATAGACTACCCGTCCAAAATGGGTCGGCCCCCGCTAGGGGGCCGCCATCTTTTTGCCACAATTGATCAGCTTGTAAACTAGCGGGCCCACCCTCCCTAGAGGGGTCCCGAACGATTTCCGATTATGCTTGCAAATTAACGGGCCCACCCTCCCCAAAACAAAAAGGGATCCTAACGTATACCCTTTATGCTTTGATTTAGACGTTTACATGCTATAAAATCAAAATAGCAACAAAACAGAAGCCTGAAAAAATTCTGCAAAAATTTTTATGAAACAAGAAATTATAGACAAGCTCCCGCCAGATGTAAAAAAAGAGTTTATGAAGTATGCAATTAAACTCTCTCAAAAGAAAACCGAAAATAAAGTCAAATCTGATTTCCTTTCTTTTGTAAAACATGTTTGGCCTGAATTTATAGAAGGTGATCATCATAAAAAAATTTCTGAAAAATTTAATCGTTTGGCAAATGGTGAGTGTAAAAGATTAATTATCAACATGCCGCCAAGACATACTAAATCTGAATTTAGTTCTTACCTCTTGCCCGCGTGGATGGTAGGACGTAAACCTGATCTTAAAATAATTCAAACGACCCACACAACTGAATTAGCGATCCGCTTTGGACGTAAAGCTAAAACTTTAATTGATAGCGCTGAATACCAATCCGTTTTCAAAACTAGATTAAGAGAGGACAGTCAAGCGGCAGGTAAATGGGAAACTGAACAGGGCGGTGAATATTATGCAGCGGGTGTTGGATCAGCCATAACGGGCCGTGGTGCGGATTTACTTATTATCGATGACCCACACTCTGAACAAGATGCACTAAATGCACAAGCACTAGAGAGAGCTTATGAATGGTATACGTCAGGACCAAGACAACGTTTACAACCAGGCGGTTCTATTGTTGTGGTTATGACAAGATGGAATACAAAAGATCTTACAGGTATGCTTTTAAAATCTCAAAAAGAATTAAAAGCGGATCAGTGGGAAGTTGTAGAGTTTCCAGCGATCATGCCATCAGGTAAATCTTTATGGCCAGAGTTTTGGAAGTTAGAAGAGTTAGAAGGTGTTAAAGCATCGCTCTCCGTTGGTAAATGGAATGCACAGTGGATGCAAGATCCAACGGCAGAAGAAGGATCAATCATCAAGCGTGAATGGTGGCAGACTTGGGACAAAGGTTATGTGCCACAACTAGAACATATTATACAATCTTATGACACCGCGTTCCTCAAAAAAGAATCCGCTGACTATTCTGCTATTACAACGTGGGGCGTTTTCTATCCAAACGAGGACAGCGGACCGAATCTAATTTTATTAGATGCTCACAAAGAAAGATTAGAATTTCCTGAACTTCGTAAAGTTGCGTATGAACAGTGGAAGTATTGGAATCCTGATACAGTGATCGTTGAGAGTAAAGCATCTGGATTACCACTAACATATGAGTTGCGAAAAATGGGGATACCTGTTATAAATTTCACTCCTAGCAAAGGTAACGATAAACATGCTAGGGTAAACGCCGTTGCCCCACTATTTGAGTCAGGGCAAATCTGGGCGCCTGAAGATAAATTTGCAGAAGAAGTGATTGAAGAGTGTGCAGCGTTCCCTTATGGGGACAATGACGATTTAGTAGATAGTATGACTCAAGCTGTGATGCGATTTAGACAGGGAGGATTTATAGGGCATCCAGAAGACGAAAAAGACGAGGCGAACAAAAAACCTCAAATAGAATATTACTGATGAGCAAAATTAAATTTGGCATAGGCGCATTACAAGCAGCACAAGAAAATTATCAAATCATATTAGATAAACTAATTAGAGGTTATCAAAAGATAATGAAAAAAGATCCTGAAGGTTTGGATCTTATCAAAATTAAACAAGAAGCAAAACAACGTGCAGAAGATTCAGCAAAAGTTGTAGACATGGAAGGTAGAACTTTAAACCCTGATAAACCTATCATGGGCGGTACACAAGATTTTGGTGAAGGTATTAAAAAAATTTACGATGAAGCAAAAGGTCCAGGTAAAGGTGATGAGATGGTCGAAGCTCTTAAATCTCCTGGTGCAAGAAAAAGTACAGAGATTATAGAAAAACAAATTCAAGAAACTTTTCCAGACATAAAACTTTTTGGTGATGAGACCTTTGAAGAAATTTTAGAAATACAACGAACAGGTAAACACCCAAGAATGAAAGCGGACGGTGGTATTATTAATTCGGTTCAAAATTTAATTAACGCAGGATTAGAATCAGGATCTGATTTAGCTTCTGGTGCTGGTAAATTTATTTTAGGTGCTGCATCAGGTATACCAGGCGCTGGATTATTATTAGCTGGTTTAGGTAAACTAGGTCAACCTACTATTTCAAATTTAGCACAACAAAACTTTTTAGATGCAAGTGGTGCAGAGGTTGATGACCTTGGAAGATTAACAAGTGGTATCATGCAAGGTTATAATACAAGATTTGATTTATCACCTAGAGCAAGAGCTAGAATATCTGCAATAGAAAAATTAGGATTAACACCAGAACGAAGAACAAAGATTGATCAACTTAATGAATTTATAGCACAACAAGAAGCAGCACAAGCTGCAGCCGCTGCAGCGGCAGCTGACTCTCAAAGAGCTAGAGAAGCTTTCTTAAGTATCTCACAAGGTGAAGGAGGATATTCTGGAAGTAGTGGTCCAACTTCTGCAGGAGCAGGTATGGGTGTTGGTGGTGGTTATGCATCTGATTATGGATTCTTAAAAGATGGTGGTCTTGCTGGTATGTTTACGGAGAAAAGATAATGGCATCAAACCTAACTTTAAAATTAAG